ATAACTGTTGCTTCTACTACTGGTTTAGTTCCTGGAATGGCTGTTTCGGGAAGTGGTATTGGTACTAATGCAGTTATTACAACAATAGTCGGAACTCAGGTTAATCTATCGGTTGCAAACACAGGATCTACTATTGGTAACACAATTACTTTTGGTGCTGTGGTTACTTTAGCAACAGCTCCAACCGCAGGAACAAATAACGTTTCAATTCGTTATCTACCACTACTAAATTGATACGGAGAATATAAATGTCCTCATCCAAACCAGCAACCAAAGCAGAACTTAAGGCATATTGCCTACGCAGACTAGGATATCCTGCGGTAGATATTAATATTTGCGACGAACAATTAGATGATCTTATTGAACAAGCACTTGAGTATTATCAAGATTTTCATTATGAAGGATCTTACAGAACTATAATTAAAGTTCAAATTACGGATGAAATGAGAACTTTTGCTAAAAGCAATTCTTCTATCCCCACTACTCCTTGGACAGAATCAAATCAATATATCGAATTACCTCCATATGTAAAAGGTGTAGATAACGTTTATACTCAGGTTAGTGTTTCGTCTTCCATTCCAGGTAATATTTTCAACATTAAATATCAATTATTTTTGAATGATATCTATGCATTTACAAATAATCAAATCCTACATTATTTTATGGTTCAGAACTATCTTGAAACTTTGGATTGGGTTACCAACTCTAGATTATATAAAAGACTTAGATATACTGCAAATACAAAACGTCTTTATGTAGATATTGATTGGTCCGAACTTTCTTCGGGAGATTATTTTGTTGTAGATTGCATTATGGGGGTTGACCCAAATATTCATACAGATACTTATAATGAGTATTGGCTCAAAGAATATGTAACTTCATTGTTTAAGAGACAATGGGGACAAAATCTAAGTAAGTATGATGGCATTCAAATGCTTGGCGGAGTTACTCTAAATGGTAGAAAAATTCTTGATGATGCAAATCAGGAACTCAAAGACCTAGAAGAGAAACTAAGAACTACATACGAATTACCACCACTAGACATGATAGGTTAAGCAAATGACTTGTAACCAATCACCAGTACCAGAACCATCTTGCAGGTTGCGTTTAAACGGAACTGCAGCAGAACAGACTTTAATAGAAAATCTAATTACAGAATCTATTGATATCTACGGACAAACTGTTTATTATATTCCAAGAACTTTGGTAAAAGAAGACACACTTTTTAATGAAGATACGATGTCCTCTTTTAATGGATCATATGAAATTAGAGCGTATTGTAATACTGTAGATGGATGGGAAGGGCAAGGAGATTTACTAAGTAAGTTTGGCATTAGAATCGAAGATAAGACCACATTTGTAGTTTCGAGAAGAAGATTTAGTACAAATGTAGATGGAACTCCTCAGGTTGGATTTCAAGTTACTAACCTAATGAATTATGCTGGACAGTCGAACGTTCAACAAAATTCTGTAAGTGTTGGATTAGGTAACCCAGCATGGGGTCCAGCAATTCAAGCAAATCCATCAAACTACGAAATTATATTTAATGGTGGTTTTACTGCCACTATTGTTACTGCTACTGGTACTGCATCTCCAGGAGCACAATGGACATTTACGGGTATTTGGCCCGCAAATGCTACTGGAGCACCATTAACGATTCGTTCTAAAGATTATCAAGCTGCTTTTATTGGTGCAGATTTAATTGTTGATGGTCGTCCAAATGAAGGAGATTTAATTTGGGCACCATTCTCAAGTGACTTATATCAAATTACTATGGTTGAGCACGAAAAACCTTTTTATCAACTAGGTAAAGGTTATGTTTGGGAACTCAAGTGCGAACTCTTCCAGTACAGCCATGAAGATCTTAATACTGGTCTTGTTGATGTTGATGAAATTGAGGAACAGGATAGTTATACATTAGATCTAACTTTTGCTGCTGGTGGTACTGGTACTTTTGTTAAGGGTGAAACAGTGTACGGGGGAAGCCACGAAGCGAGTATTGGATATACTCACCAAGCCTGGAATCTTGGATTTACTGTTTGGGATGGTGGTGATGGATATGATCCAAACGATCCACCATCAATAACTTTCTCAGCACCGCCAGCGGGGGGAACTCAAGCGACTGGAACAGTTCAAGTTAATAGTGCGGGTCAAGTAACTGGGGTCACTCTAAATCCTGGTTCTGGATATACTTCAGCACCAACATTTACTTTAGAAAGATCTCCAGCTGCTCCTTATGGTGAAGTTGTTTCTTGGAATCCAACCACCAGAAAACTGGTCCTAAATAATTTGACGGGAGTATTTACGGATAACGAGTCTGTGAAGGGATTAACTTCTAATGCAACTTGGACTGTAAATATTCTAGATTCTTATAATATGGGTGAAATAGAAGGAGCACAAAATAAATACTTTGAAGTTAAGGGTGATCTCATTCTGGACTTTAGTGAAAATAATCCATTTGGAGAATATGGGGACATGGGGGATAGATTCTAATGCTAGGAACTTATTTTTATCACGAAATTTTTAAAAAAACCATTGTAGGTTTTGGAACTCTTTTCAATAATATACAATTGAGAAGAGTTGCTGAGGGTAAAACAGAGGTTATGAAAGTTCCTCTGGCATATGGTCCTGCAGAAAAGTTTCTATCTCGTTTAAGACAGACACCCGATCCAACTCAAGCAAAGATTCAAATTACTTTACCTCGAATTGCATTTGAATTAACTGGTATTACATACGATACATCCAGAAAAGTTGCTCCAACCCAAGTTGTTAGAGTTGATGATAAGCAAACATTTATGCCAGTTCCATATAATTTGGAATTTGAATTAAATATTCTATCAAAAAACCAAGATGATGCTTTACAGATCGTAGAGCAAATTTTACCATTTTTCCAACCATCATATAATATCACAATTCAAATGCTTCCTCAAGTAAATGAATCTAAAGATATTATTGTTAATTTAGATAGTGTAAATTACAGAGATGACTATGAAGGAGATTTGGATGAAAGAAGAACTTTAATTTACACATTAAAGTTTACTGCTAAGACATATATTTACGGACCTGTAAGAGATCTTACTCAAATCAGAAAAACTATCGTCGATACATACACTTCGATGGATACTGTGAATGCACCGAGAGTTCAAAGATATACAGCAGAACCAGATCCGATTGATGCAACTTCCGATGATGACTTCGGATTTAGTGAGGTATTTTCAGAATTTACAGATATCCAGAAATGGAATCCCGCAACAGGAGAGGATGAACCGATATGAGTACATTTGAGGGACTAGATAAAGTTTTTGATGTGGAACCAACCGAGATTATTGAATCACCAAAGGAAGTTCCTCAATCCCAAAAACCAGAAATACAACAAGATTATGAAGTAACTAGAGCACAGTTACACAATCTTGTCATGAAAGGTCAAGAAGCTATCGATGGTATTCTTGATGTTGCTAGAAGTTCAGATCACCCTAGAGCATATGAGGTTGCTGGACAGTTAATTAAAAACGTTGCTGATGTTGCTGATAAATTGCTCGATCTTCAGAAAAAAATGAAAGATATCGATGAGAAACCTAGATCAAGTCCTACTACAGTTAATAATACTATGTTTGTTGGGTCAACATCAGATCTGGCAAAAATCCTCAAGCAAAATGCAAAGGAGACTAAATAAAACATAGGAAAGAATTATTTTCGGAGTAAAACATGTCCGTTTTAAATGTATTAAATACCAACAGTATTACTACGTCTCAATCTGAATATCAAATTATCAGAACTGGTATTTACAGAGTGAGTGCAACTTCAGCATCAACAGTTCAATTTAACAGTGGTCCTGCTATCAGATTATTAGCAGGAGAATCAGTTCTGTTGAAAGGTCTTAATCCTGCAAGAGCAGCTATTACTGCAGCAACCGATTCTGCGACTGCGGTATACACTTTGGGTGATGGGGGAGTTGGTCTAACTGGTAATACGCACCCCTTTATTGTTGGTGATTATATTGCCGTTGTAGATAGTGCTTCCGTTATCGATGCCGCATTTGAGTCTGCTGATACTGCTGGAAAATCTATTACTGCTGCTACAAGTAATACAATTACCACTAATATCAATTCTTCTGCGGCTTCTGCGGATTACAAATATGCTAGTGGCGCATTAGCATATGTACATAAATGCATTAAAATTACTGCTGGTGCCGCTGACATTGTTGTAGAAGAAGTTCAAATTGTTGGAGGATGATATGAAGTCCTACAAACAATTTCTTTCAGAATCAGTAAATATTTCTGGAGATTTCAATGGAACTCTCCATGTACATTCCAACGAGAAAACTCCAGAACAAGTTGGAGAAACTTATAGTGCAGACATCATCTATAATGGAGAATTATTTCGTATAGAAGTTATTTCTGAAAATGGTATTCCTAATCATGGAGATTTAACTTGGATGTTGCAGGATGACTATCCTGGTGCGATGGTTCAGCAGATCTATCCACCCCACAAACCAAAAGTGAATATTACTAGATCAAGCAAAATTAATATTGATTCATCAGCAAATAAGTATGGGGCATTCTAATTATGGCTCAGTGGAATAAGAGTACTCAGGACTTTCTAAATCAAGAAAGAACTCTGTTTGAAGTGAACATGCTTGCCAATAAGGATGGCAATGTTGTTGATGCCACACACCCACTTCCAGTTACGGGTGACGTTAATATTGGCACAATGCCAGAAGTTGAGATCAAAAATGATCTCAACAATCCAATTCCCGTAACTGGAACATTTGTAACTACAGCACCAACAGGAACTACGGATGCTTTCGGTCGTCAAAGAGTATCAGCACCTCTTACTCTGTTTGATAGTTCGCACAGATACAGAGATAATAACCTGTGGTCAACTGCTACCACTGGCACTGCTTCTGCTACTTTTAGTGTTAACGAAGGTCTGGTTAATCTAACAGTGAATAATGCTTCTGGGGCACAAGTTATTCGTGAGACCACAAAAGTATTTTCGTATCAGCCAGGTAAATCTTTGCTTGTGATGAATACCTTTGTTCC